TCATGGTAGCTTTAGTCGCGGCCATCTGTTTTGAAAGATCATAAAAACCAGTAGTAACGTTGGCTATACCTTGTGCCGCCAGGTTCCCAGCAGTGATAGAACCGAACATACCGCCGGGTTCCATTCGACGGCTTACCGCCTGGGAAGCTCGCTGTGCCTTGTTCTCAATTTCACCGTAACGTGTTGCTATACGAGAAAGGGTCGCGCCCATACCCCGATCAAGTGCTACGAATTCTGTTGCTATAACGTAGTTTCTCATTCGGGTTTTGCATCCTTTATGCTTTTTACAATTTTATGAAAATATAAAAGTTCCGTGGGGTCACTATCAAGCAACCCCTTAGTAGATTTCGTGAAGACAAATAAATCCCGAATCGCTAAATCGAGTTTCGGGATTATAGCCCCAAAAAAACCATAGTCACCGCCTCAATAAATTGAAGGTCAGCAGGGTGTATATCCATAATAGCTTGCTCACCAAGGCCCGTCATAGATCCCGCAACCTGATATACTTTAAGGTTGAATTTATTTTCTTTGCCTTGTGGGGGTTGTGTCATATACAGCGCTTTCGCTTTTACCGGGCTGTTCTCAAAACGAAGAATAGAACCGCTCGCCAAAGTTACGCAGACGACAGGCTTACCCTTGTCACCTTTCTGGATGTCAATTTTTGCAAGTCGAATACCCTTCATAACCCACTCAAGTGAACCCTCCATATCGGCTACGTCCTCTGTCGAAACACCATAGTGCTTCAAGAAATCCGCGAGTGCATCCATAGCACTTTCTTCGGATAAAACGTACTTTGGCTCTTCGAGTCTACTTTGCATCGCTTTTACGAAAGCAGGATTGCGAAGTTTTTTTGCTGCGTCGTATTGATCTTTTTTTTCTTCTACTGTACTTTCCATAATAATACCTTTTTATTTTTAAAATTAAACAAGCAGTGGGACCCATTTTGCGCGAGGGAACATATCCACTAAGCACTTGTAATCAGACGACTCAATCTCATTCATGTTTATGAAACCTGTCGCTGAATATGTGCTACCATCCGCTAAGGTCACAGACATTTGGGTATCATCAGGAGACTCCGCAAGGGTGGTTAAAAAATCCATCTCATGAACATCCCCAATTATAGGAAGGCCCATAATAGAAGACGGCTGCTTTGTCATTTTACGCATGTTGTCCCCTGTAGTAGGGAGAACTTCACTCTTAAAAGTAGACAAATTTATTTTAAAATTTGCATCAGCGGGAACAGAAAACTCTACCCCGCCTATACGAATCGTTATCGGTGTACCTGATATTCTCATCCTTTATTTCTCCTTACGCTGCGGTCCTCACCGCAGCAATCGACGTATCATACTGGACAGCTGCATTAAGAATTCCGCCCTCTATGCTGAAAATCAGAGGGAATATCATATCAAAACCGGACATATTCGCACGGATTTGGACAATGGTGTTCGGGTTCTCCCGCATGTACTTAATAAGCATCTCATCAGAATACAACCAGCCCATACCAACCATTTGTGCATTCAGCGCTAAAAGAGCATCTTTGACATCCTGAACATCTTTCACTTTCAGCTTGCTAAGTGCATTCGATACCTGGGCCTTATCCTTAACAATAGATATGCCCTTCCAATCAGACTTATTAAATTCCTTATATGTGTTCTCAAGAACATTCTGGATCAAAACAATATTCCTAACTGACGCATATGAATTACTCTCAACAGGGACACTGTCAGGTCTGTGAAAGGTCATAACATTCTGTAAAGTCACAACACCATTTTTCACATAGGTGGGTGAAATACCGGCTTGTACCGCAGCGTCACGATTACTATACTCATCCGACCATCGGTTCGTCTGAGCGCCAGGAATTACTCCTGGTAACGGAACGTCCACGTAGTTCTCTTCTGGCCGTGTTGCAGCCATACCCTCTATAATACCAACAGCCAGAGCCGCTACTTCATCCGGCATACAGGGGGAACCATCCGCAGCAACTACGCCACTTGTCCGGTCAAGTTTACGACCGTCTGTAAAGGTAATGAGCGTAGACAAGCCCGCTGAACCCGAATCCACATTTCCCACCAGAGAATAAAACGGTTTGTGAACCATAGATGAATAATTACCTTGTTTACTCAAACCAATACCATTGTATACGGAAATATTGTCGAGTGGTGTCGTAGTTTGACCATACCCATGTACTACCGCAGTCCCATCCCCAGAATTCTGGTTATCCCCGGAACCAAGGGCTGTTAAAGCATTGGTTAAAGTTGGAGTTCCAGACCCAGTAGCCATAGCCACGATAGTGGCCGTGAGGTTTCCTGGTGCGGCACCAGCCTCACCGTATTCGGTATTCAGTGTTAAGGAGATTCTATTCCCCCATGTACCTTTTGATTTTGAAATAAAATTAACTTTTGTGGTATCTGTACCGTCAACCGCCGCAGTCACAGGGCAGCCCTCTTTAGTACGAAGCGCATTTATAGCCGCAACCAAAGCCGTAGCAAGCTGAGCGCCGGTCATACCCGCTGTAACGCTTACCTGGACAAGTGTAAACCCACCAATACGGAGATTCAACGTCCCCGCCGTAACTACGCCAGACGGAGTAAAAGTAACCGAACCAGCCGCAGCCACCGCCGCGCCAGCTTCAGCTTGAGGTACGATAAAAGTCTCTACCCCCTTGTTTCCGGCAAAAACCTGCTTGGCAAGCCGGTGTAGCATAAACCCGAAACCAGTACGCGAACCAACGTCATCCGCAGAAAATACCTGAACGGGAACTTCCGCTACCACAGAGGTGAGGGCCGGATCAAATGTCCCTATAATATAAATACGTCTTTTTTTAACGGTAACTGAGACACCAAAGGAAACGTTTTCCCCCTGGACCCCAACCCCCGCCGCACGACTCGATGCATTCATTCATACTCTCCTGTTAATTTTATTGTGTTACAACTTTCACACCAGCGTCATCAATAAGAGCGCCATTGGTGTCTTTAGTAACTGCCGTCTTAATGTCAAACGTTTTTGGCTGCACACTATTAGGAATTACGCCCGTTAGGTCTTCAAAGGTTTTACAGGAATATTCCATTTCTGCCATCAACACGACCAAATCGCCGTACAACTCAGAAATACCCTGCCGTGATCTATCCTGTAGATTCAATTTTTTAAAATTACCCACCCATCCATCAATGACAATACGCTCATCATCGAGCAGTAAAAACCGGTTAGATAGATCCATTAAAACTCCGGCAACTATACCGTACAACTCATCAAGGGAATTTTCTGCCAAGGCCGAAGCAGTCTGGGTAGCCTCTAAAATAGCCGCCCTCTGGTTAATAGTAACCCATGGAGCATCCAACGCGGATATATCCATTTTCGAAGGCATGGCTACTGTAAAAACAATCTTAAATGATAGGGGGTGCGCCAAGTTTCCACCTTTTCTTGAGGATGACTTGTCAAAATCAGCTTCTTCAAAGGTAACTTGTACTGATCTATACATGCCCTCAAAGACAGCCGCTTGCTGCCGTGATGTTTTATGCCCGATGGTTCGATATCTGTTTTGCGCTTGTCCGGCGATAACCGATACGAGTGCATTTTTTATTGTAAGATAGTTCGTAGTCATGATTGTACCGCCTTTTGCATATAAAAAGTAATAAACCCGATGGACCGCCCCTCATTGGGTTGATTATCCGGGCTTGAAATAATATCCATCTTTGGCGCTGTTCTGGAAGGGTATGAGGGGACACGAAACCGATAAACAGCAGGTAGCCCATTCGGGGTGAATAAAACCAACGGGTACTCTAAAGAATTGATAGCAAGGGTGATAGACGACAGCGGGATAACTTTCGTTCCACCTGATGTAAGGTTGAACTCTTTCGTATCGTACTGCACACGACCCATAAGAAGCTCTGTGGCGCTCCCTTTTTTGTAAATTTGGTGCTGACCATTTGGGTGCGTAACCTCAACAGGTAGGCCCATTTCTTTTTCTAAAATTAACTCAAGGTCTTTAACGATCTGCTCGCGGATGTTGAACATGGTCTACCTACTAAAAAGGCGGGATAAACCCGCCTTTCAAATTGTACCCTACCGGATATTACGTACCTGTTATCACCGCTACAGAGTTCGGATGAATTGTACCGAAAACAGGAGCAGTCTGTGTACGAACCGACAGCGACTTTTCCTTCGCCCCAGGAAATGCATCGAACCAAAACATCTCTGGAGATAGTATCGCACCAGGATCCTTTACGGATCGAGTAAGAACACCTACGGGGTTGATACCAAACTCCTCCTGATAAAAACGATCCCTACGTGGGCCGGTCAACATTTCTGGTGGGCCGAACCAACGGTCATAACGAGCTTGCGGTGCAAATAGAACGCATCTATTTGCTGGCATGTACTTCACGAAGTTACCACTATCGTCATCGTAACCATTATTATAAGTGAACACGAAAAGCTCATAGCCAGCGGGCGTCATAAGCTTACCACGGAGTACAAAACCGTTAGCCACCATACGGGCAAACTCAGGTGGTAGTGCCAGCGTACCACCAATCTGGGCGACATCGTAGAAACGTCGGTTATCTGCTTTTTGCTGAAAAACCGTGTTCATCAACATCGAGTCCATTGTAGTACCATCAACGATCATACCACGAGGTGGTATTCTACCCTTAGCCCGGATACGGTCACACCCCTTGTCGATATCCGTAAAGATACCTGTATACGCAGTGTTAGACCAAACGCCTGTTGCAGCAAAAGTCATATCCGCATGTCTGCGGAAATCATACTTCTGATTAGGGTCGCTCGTGCTTATGATCGCATCCTGCTTACCCGTCAAAAAAGACTGAGCCGCAAGATACTCGAACATACGAACTTGGCGCTTCGTTTGAGCCGCATGTAACTTCCCCGCGAGAATCTGTTTTCTCAGAGCGCGAGAATACGGTTTTCCTATTGGCTCGCCAGGTACTCTCTTATTAATCTGAGCCGCCGTTATAGTTCCCTCCTCTTCAGAAAGGGGGAAAACACGACTTATGTTTGTCCAGTCAAGTCCAGTTACGCCTTTCTTCGACATCAAAGTGCCATTGATACCACGAGGGATCAACGCAGACATTTTCTCATCTCCACCCTCAAGCTCGATATTTAGGGCTTCCGCATCAGGGGCAAAAATAGTTTTGCCACCATTAACCGGATTACCAAAAATAGATTGGAACCCCATTGAGACATCAATCATGTTCTTGATATCAAAAAGGTCCGCAAACACATAAGCGTATGTGTCATACGTTATTGGTGTATTCATTTATCCATTTCTCCTTTTGAGTCAACCTTAATAGGTTCCACCCACACCGATATTCGACCTGCAATGAATGTCGATATCTTGTAACTCTTCACGAATAGTCTTTCCCGAAGGTAAAACTGTGTCAAGCGTATAAGAATTCTCCATAGTCATCAGGGCGTCATCTACCAGTGCTTCCGTTTTCAGAACATATACGCCAGAGCCTACGTCAGCCGCAGCGATAGCCGCCGCAGTAACTTCGTCTCCAAGATAAATACCTGAAACCTTCTCTACACCAGCAGCGCCGTTCTTATCCAGCGGAACGTACTTACCAATTGTAACAACAGGAAGTGTGAACTTATCGCCAACGATAAAATCCGTAGCCCCATCTGTAACGGTAAAAACAAGCCCACCTTCTCGGAAAGTCGTAGATCCACTAGCAACACCGGACATTACCAAATCAGCCGCTATTATACGAGTAGCGGGATCAGTAAGCTTAAAAACGCCACCTTGGGAAGCCGCGATAACAAGAGTAAACTTGTCTCCCGAAACAAAGTCAGTTGCACCGTCAGTTATTGTAAAAGTAACCCCACCGGATGTTACAACTACCGTTCCTCCGGTTGTACCTGGCATAAGGATATCTTCTGTTAAGGCAACACCATTAGGGTCAACCAGCTTAAAACGACCACCATGCGCGATAGTCATAGCAATAGTAAATGAGTCCCCTACTATAAAATCGGCTGCGCCATCCGCAATAGTAACGCCAAAATGGGTAGTGCTATACGCGACGCCAACGGTAAGGTTTTTCAACTTAGTACCATTTGGGTCAATAACTTCAAAAATACCGGCGTTCGCAGCCGCAGTAATACACGTTAAAAGGTAGTTACCCTCAATTGCTTTCGTACCAGGCGTTACCGCACCGGCAGCGCCATCACCAGTATTTCCACCCGTGGGGGTGATAACCGCGCTTTTTGCACCATTGGCATCCGTCTCTACGCATTCCAGGTTCCAGTTACCTACCTCGGGTTTCTCACCGGATACAACCGCAAAACCCGTAACAGTTCCGTTACCTGTATTCCCGCCATTGGGCGTTACCGCACCAACCGAACGGCCATCGCCGCCAAGTCCAGTGCATTCTAAAAGATAGTTGCCAATCATCGGTAAAATGCCACCCTGTTGTGGCAACGTACCAAAACCTGTAACAGTACCGTTACCAGTATTGGCCCCATCCGCTACGGGCGTCCCAGCCCCGAGAATCTTTTTTGCCAACAATGTAAATTGCTTTAAAGGCGTCGTGCGGCCAATGATCCTTTCAAGTGTTGCAGACTCATAGTATGCTTCCCCGGAAAGAATGAAAGGCGCAGTGCTTAAATTTTGTGAACTTTCTACAGCCATACTTTCTCCTTATACCTGACTTTTTAAGAAATCCGTAGCGGCCTTGACATCAGCCATAGTCTGTACAGTACCGGCGACTTCACCCTCTGCCGTAGCGCTATTGTAATTCACGATACCATCTCCCGTTACCGGACTTGGCGCATTACCAGCCGTGGGGGTCTGTCGTGATAAGTTCTGAGCGCCTTGAGATTTCGTCATCTCAATTATCGTATCAGCCGCAGCAACTACCGCGTCAAGTACAGCCATCGGCTGTTTGCCCGCCATAACGTCGACAGCCATATTACGTACCGAATCAGGGTAACTATTTGATACCATGATATTTCGTAACTTGGTTATATCCGTTTCCGATACCTTATTCTGAGGCTCTACCACGGCAGCGAGCGCTACTGGCGCTGACGCCGGGATCTGCCCCGTTCTTGCTTTTAAAATTTCATCCGTTTTCGCTTCAACCAATTTATCAAATGCGGCTTTAGCTTCAGGATTATTTTTAAAAAAATTTTCCATACTTGGTTTCTCCTTGTTTTCAATTTCTTGTAGCTTGTTTATACTTCCCGCTACCTCGTCCAATAAAGCCACAAATTTTTGTTTATCTTTATAAGACTCGTCCTGTTCCATTTTAGAGACACACGCTTTGATTTCCATCTGCGCTGTAGTAACAGCGCCAAGCGCATCGACTTCACTTGTTTGTTTGCCAGAGTACTTATCCGCAAAACCCTGCTTTACAATTTCCTCTGCATAATAAAAAGTCTCCTCATCCATCAATGCCCGGACGTCTTCCATTTTCTTTTTTGTGCGCTTGCACAATGCCTGGGCAAGAATATTGGTTAAATTCTCAAGTATATTTGCGATCTTTCTATGCGCCCGGTGATCCCCATATGCCGGAGCCAACCCATTATGCGCCATAACTACGGAGTTATCATTTGCCTCGATTTCTCTTCCTACGCCATTAAATGCAGACAGAATATAAGAACCAGCGCTCGCAACCAGACCATCAAGAACGAGTTTCAAGTCGCCTTTATGCTCACGAATAGCGTTATAAATATTAAATGCCTCAAAAATGCTGCCACCGGGGGTAGTAAGCACAATAGTATTTTGCGCATCTTTAGTAGAACTTAAAAACCCACGAACCTGGGGGGACGTTATATCCCACCCGACAATACCACGAAGTACTAATGTAGCCATATTTTATGTCCTCTATATTTATCTTTTCATGAAGTCAATTAGTTTTTTTACTACCCGGTTCTTTACCCTTTGCAGATAGAAATGGGTTATACCCAAACTCAGAAAGCTCCTGCTTTATTTTGGCCCGATTTGCTCTACCAGAAGACCCGTTATACCCACGGGCAGCGTCATCAAAAGTATGGTTTCCTATAACCACATTAAGTAAATCCGCTTCCGCCTGTTTCAATGGGTCTATATTTAAGATAGGGGCGCCATGCCATGTAGCCGCTTCCCACGCTGAACGCAGCATAGGGTCTGACCAGCCTGGAAGTTTATACCAACCCGCAGCAACCGCTTCGGACAGCCACATAAGGCGGGTTGGTGAGCAAAAATCAGTCACCATTTCATTTAACCAAATCCGTCCAGTCTGGAATAGCATTAATAGCTCCCCCCGAGACGCAGAATAATTATCAGAAAATTTCATCTTAACTGTTGATACTGGTACGCCCAAAGACGATGACAGATACGCCACATAAGTGTCCATAAAAATGTCGTAGTTTGTTACGGGGCTGTCGTTCTTAAACTGCCCCATATCCTCACCTTTATTCAGAGTGGTGACAAAAAGACCCCCGCCCTTACCATGATATGCACTTGGAACCTCATAATAATTGACGGGGCTACCCGGAACAGCCCCAGTTAAATCCGGGTCCTCAGTTGGTCTGGCCCCTGACGTTGCTTTTACCGGTTGTACCCCACGTTTTCCCTGTAAATGCTCGAAGGGGTCACTCGCAGCAGCAGTTTTTGAGGGCTTAACGTAGGCGTTAATAGAGGCTTGTACGGCAGCTTTTTCAACATGCGCGAGATCAAAATCATGAATTTTTGCAAAATTATGGATGGCGTGAGCGAAACGGGTTATACCCCGTGTCTGATTAGCATATTCTGGGGTAAACCCATGTAGCATAAAATAACGCCCATCCTTCTCAGCAGGAATGTAGATATTTTCGAATTTAAGGGTTTTTGGGTTCATATAGCCCACATTGTACCCAATTTCCCGACCTCTGTCATCCCGGTCTATACCATCCACCATCCAGCCATTCATATAATTGGTAGTAATATTATTACCCATGATAAAATCTGGGTCGGTAAAAGAATACTGGACCCTAAATCTGGGGTCTTCATGTAGCCCGTAATGTAACCGAACAAACATATCATTATCTCTATGCTGCCATCGGCTGTACATGCGCTGACTCTGATAAAAATTATTAATCTCAGAAAGGTGGCTCTTCTTGGACAAGGCCCACTCATCAAATCCCTCGTCCAGTTCCTCGCCAATATCCGCAGCGGTCTGCTCTGAAATACCAAGTCTTTTAAATTTTATAGTGCTTTTGGCTTTTACACCCACGTCTACTGTAGTGTCAGCAAGACGATCTATAATACTACGGATTTGGGGTACATCATGCTCAGAATTTCGAGCATTAAGTCTGAGCCTGTTATGATCCAGGAGAAGCATATTATCCAGACCGCTATACCCATCACGGGTTTTTTCTCCCCCACCTGACCCATAATTGCCTCTGCCGCCAGAAAAATAATTATTCTGCACTGACCGGAGCATCGGGGTCGCAATCGCAAGAAAAGCTTTGTCTCTTAAATTACTAAAAAATCCCATATATCACCTGTTTATTGGTATGTTGTAAACACCCGTCCCATTTAATTTTCGGACAAGCATATCAATCTCGGCCTGAATCGTATACAAATCATTACGCATCTGATCTGTACTCTTATAGGTAACTGCCTGGGAGCCTTCGCCGGATTCAAATTTATAAGAACTGATAGGGCTGCTCATAAAGCTTTCAAGGGCGGATTGGAGCGCTGTTTCTTGCCGTCTAAGTGACTCAACCCTTGCTAAAATTACATCGTATCGAGATTGTTCGAGTGGCATATAGTACTATGAAAAGTTATCTCGCTTCGTCAAGGACAAAAAGAAACTTACATTTCATCTAAAAGCTCCTGCATAACCCGCTTTAACTCCCCGATAGCCGCCTCCTGCTCAAGATCAATCAGGTTTCTAATTTTAATTTTCACTTCGTCTTCATTAATACCAAGTTCCGCAGCGATAAGTACTGTGCTTTTATCCCCTACAGGGAACAGATTATTCCATACTACCCCAGAAACCTTGCCAAAAAAGCGGTCCACAAACTCCCGATTTACCAGCCTCCCGGCGTCTTTTGCCATTGCGAGTTCCATCTTTTCGGTCTGAACCTCGATTCGACGTATCTCCGCAGCTTCCTTACCATAAGTGGCTTCTTTATCAGTATTTTTAACGCTGTTTTTACCTTTAAAATTAACAATATACTTTCGGTTCATTGGTTCATTCAGGTCTATAGTACCTTCGGGGGTAGTAATCAAGCGACCGTGCTTAACCGCTTCTGTCACTGTGCTATAATGGCAATTCAGAATTTTAGATAAACTGGCTTTCGTAACTATAGGGTCGTCCAATTCATCATCTAGTATTTCCCCATCTGTTAATCCGCTCACTCGGCCCCCCTCTTACTATCATCACGATACCAGCCGAACCATTGGGCTACTATAAATACCAGGTACGTTCGGTATGGCATACCCTGCACCTTGGCCTGGCCCCTCAGTAGTAAAGACGCCTCTCTACTAATACAAATAGGCTTGTCTAAATTTTTCCCAGACTTGGTAATTTTATTTATAGGTATGTCATACTTGTCACAAATCATTTCTATTTTACCCAAAAGGTGTTGGTATAAAATATCCTGAACAAGTGGCGCCCACTTCTTTCTTCGTCTCAAACTTTCTTTTACAATTAACTCAAAAAGATACGGGTGCAGACTTAGTGTAATTATGTCCGTTTCGTTTTTCACAGTGTACTTTGCGTCGTAGGGCGCCAGCGTAAATTCTTTTTTTAAAAAATAATAGGCCATTACTAATAATTAAAATAATTAATTAAATATTTCTTAATGATTTTATATTTATAATACTTCATAACAGTTTTTTGTCATGGCAGTTTGAAAGACTCGGGCGGCGCGAATCCCTG